CGATTTTGATTTTGAAATTAGCACCTTGCCAGAAGTCAAAAGGATTGATGGGAGTTTCATCCTCAAACTCAGGTTGCATTGCCTCCATAATCTTATCAAAAATCTTCTTACCATATTTGAACAAGAAGACCTTACCTTCGTTTTGAGGATTTGTAGGATCTTTTACAACGTAAATGTTAGAGTAATAAGAGAGTTTACGCTTCTGCTTACGAACAGTTTCTTTATCCTTATCGCTACCACTGTTCCACAGTTTGCGATTATACTCAGACACAGGATCCTTTTGTCCCAAAGTGGTTAGAGAATTTTCAATATACCAACCACCAGGACCCTGGAAACCATGAGAATAGATTTTTGCCCAAGGAACATCTTCACCTTCTGGGGCAGGGAGGAAACGAATCACTGCAAAACCATTTCCGGTTTTATCAAGTTCTGGTTTCCACAAACGATCATCTTCACTACCGCCACTGGCACTCATTTTTTCAACTTCTTTTACCAGTTTGGCAGTAAGAGAACCAAGTTTGGATTGCTTTTTAAGATCAGAAAAAGACATTAGATTTCTCCGTATTAATTAGATTTGGCTTTTTGGACTTTGCTTAAGGGATCGTCCAGCCCATATTCTACCAGTCAGACCCAGTTTTGTCAATCTGTTCCTTCATAACTTCAAGCATCTTAGACATATTATTCAAGATGATGTTCATATCAGTTCCTTTTGGCATTCCCATCATAACAGCAGATTCAGTCACACGTTCTTTCATTTCAATTGCTTCTGGGTCATCAGATAAACTCAATCGTGTATAAAGAACCTTTTGTTTTTCTAAAAGTTTTTCAAGAACTTCAACATGTTCAAGTTTTTCCTCCTTAGACATAGTAGGAAATTTAAAAATATTTCCATAGATTTGTTCTTGGAGTTCTGCAATTTCAGTCATCTCTGCACGGACAACTTCAGATCTAAAAAAACTCATTGATCCCCCAAAAGAAGTTCTTTCAAAATTTTACGAAAACGAAATACGTCAATATTTAGGAATGGATTATATTTTTTAATCCTACGACTGACGGTTTCCCACACAGGATCTTTAAGTTTTTTATCAAAATTATTAGAATATGAGAAGATTTTATCGTAAATTACAAGAGTTTCTAGACTTATTTTACCTGTCAAAAAACTCTTCAGAAGAATAGGATGACCTTTTGAACATTTAAAAATGTCATCAAACTTATTATTCTCAAATAAATTCTGACTTTCTTCCTTAAAGATATATGAAAGAGACTGAATTTTTTTCTGCCAATTTTGATATCTGGTTTCTCCTTCTTTAATCATTTCACCAATCCAAAGTGTTTCTGGATCGTTGCAAGATACAAAGTTCGCTACAAAAAAATCTACTACTTCTTGATCTGTTTTTTGCCTTGATACACGCTCAAACCACATACGATCTTTTCTTTTATAGAAAGACTGAAGGCTTGCTCTACTTTTTCCACAATATTTAAAGTAATCATATCCATCTTTGGTAAAGTGATTTTTCAAAGACAAATAAGTTTTATAAGAATCAAATGGCATCATTAAAAAATAATATTAAAAAATCAATTTTGCTCTAGATGTTTTTTTAAGAAAATTAAGTTCCATTGCTTCATACTTAATTTTTTCTTTCAGTGGTTTTGATATAAGTTTTGGAACTGACTCCAAATCAATGCTATTGTTTTCACAAAAATGAACAATAGCATCAATATAATTCATATCAGGATTATACTGCACAAGATTTTCAATTTCTTGTGCAAATCTTGATGGGCAAAAAAACTTACTTTCGAGTGCTTTTTCTAACTCATTCTCCATTTGACCCAGTATTGTGATGTACAAATTCTTTAATATAACGAACTAATAGTTTAATATAATCTCCTTTATTTCTTTTGTCAAATACTTTTACTTCCCCACCAGGAGTAACCATTAAAGTAATAAGTTTTTTAACAACTTTACCAGTCAACTCATAATATGCAGCAGCATAAAATGTCTCTTGTACAAAATAATTTTCAATCCACTTTTCTGGTTTTATTTTTTCTGAGGTCTTAAAGTCGATAACAGCAAGTTCTCCCTCATATTCTGCAATACAGTCAACTCTTCCTGCAAGACCTAAGTATTCTGAATAAAGTGTTCTTTCGATTGCATGAATATTATTTATCTTATCTAAGTATGGTTTTGCATGATGAAACATGTGTTTTGTTAGGAGTTGATAATCATCCCAATTTAACTCTTTATTTTCAAGATAGTCCTGACATACTTGGTGAAAATCAGTTCCTCTTGCTGTTGCTTTTTTAGTGATTCGATTTGCTTCTTCAAGACCAACTCTTTTACGCCAATCAATAAAAATCTGACGATTATAAAAAGAAGTTACAGAAGTAATAGAAGGCACCCAGTCTCCGTTGGGTAGATTATAGAGACGGATGCTTTCTGTTGTTTTACATTCTAGTTCAATGTCACCTAAGTAATTATGATGAATAAATGTCATAGATTTAATTCAGTTTTTGCTACAATATACTCTTTAACTAATCCAGAACGGACAATATCTTCAATACCAAATTCAATAATGTCAAATGATGGCATTACACGAAGAATCTTCATAAAGTCAATTATACCATTCTTTTCATTAGTTTTGATTAAATCACTCTGAGTTGCATCACCACAGAACATAATTTTACTATTTTCACCAACACGAGTGATGATAGAATCCAACTCATGAAAATTAAGATTCTGAAATTCATCTACAATAATGATTGCATTATCTAGAGTAGTTCCACGAATAAACGAAGTGCTCCAGAAACTAATCGTACCTTGAGTTTTAAGATTTCCATAAAGCATCTCAAAGTCAGCATCTGTGGGCATTTCAAACATGTACTTTACCATATTCTTATATGGTATTTGATAAAGAGAAGATTTATCCTCATGATCACCAGGTAGAAAACCAATTTCACGAGTGGCAACAAGAGACCTTACAATATAGATTTTTTCGTAAGGACTTCTTTCATCTAAAACATCTTGGAGAGCATTATAGAGGGTGATGAATGTTTTACCAGTTCCTGCAGCTCCATATGCAACAATGTTTTGACTTGAGTCATATGCTTTGAAAAGTAATTTTTGATTATCTGTGAGAGGATCAATGTCCTTCATCAAATCAGAATTAATTGGTTTTTTTCTCTTCATTTGTTTTGCCGTCATACCAACTCCAATTGGTTGGTCTTCTACTCTCTTTCTTCTTGCCATATACTATCAAATAGTTTTTACTTTTGAACCGGGTGCTTTACTTGCTTTAGACAATACTTCATTCCATCCAGGATGTTTAGAGACTAGTTTATTTTGCCAATCTCCAACCTCTCCCACACTTGCACAACCTTGACTCCAATCTTTATCCCAAGAAGGATTATCCTTTCTCCATTGTTCATAATCAGAAACGGACATGGTGAGTTCTTTTGTCTCACCAGTCTCTAAATTTTTAACTGGATATACTGGCAATTTTATTCCTCCATAGTATATGGGAGTATTTATTCAATAGTAATAGAAGGTGCATCTTCGCATTCAATACAGTCAATACACTCACTAACATTTGGATTTTTTTTCAAAAAAATTATCAAGTTCTTCATACTAAATTTTCCACTCAAGTTCAAAACCACCTAATGCTTCCGCTGTAGTTGGAAATTGTTCTGCAAATAATTGCTTACAAAGTTTAGCAATATCCATATGTTCTTTTTGAGTTCCATTTTTTTCTCTAAGAGCAATGTATGTGATCCATGACCTTACAGAACCTGTCATGTAGAGGCGTGTAGGCGTCGCTAGAGGCAGTACAAACCTTGCACACTCCTTTGCCACTCCTTTCTCTAGAAGGCGATTGTAGAGTCGCATAGAGTGCTCAAAATGAACACGAATGTCTTCTGTCAAAGTCAGGCGAAGATAATCTGGAATATCGTCGATTGAGTTCTGACGATTCTTATCATCCTGACGACGTAGTTCAGGAAGAGGAATAGTCTTGCCAAGAAGTGTACTATCAGCATATCGTTGAGAAAATTCCTGATATGTAAAACTCCTATGCCGCAAAATCTGAGCAGCAATACCTCTTGTTGTATTAATCTCCACAGTCATTGAAGCTTGTTCAAAGATACTCCAATGCTGATGCTGAATGCAATACTTGAGCAATCCAGAAAACTTTTCATTCTCTTGATTTGCTGGATTAGAAACACGAGCACAGTATGCCATATGTTTCTCTGCATCTGATGTTACAGATACAAGTTTAACTTCTGGTTTCATGAATTCGAATTCTTCAAACATTTCTTTCACAATCCATCTCCATCATCATCGTTTATTAGTTTATATTTTTGATTTATTTTTGTATTTTCAAATAAGTCTTCTTCATCATCATAAAACACTTCATCATAATCATCAATATAAGAAGCAACCTCTTTATATTGTGGTTTATATGAATCAACATCAGAATACACTTCTGATTTTAAACACTCCACAAGAGACTCAAGGTTTTTAATGATTAATTTAAGCTTTTCTTTATTCATCATGATTAACCCTCACAAAGGTAATTATACACAAAAAAAGAGGGTTCGTCAAGAACCCTCAGACTCAAACATTTTTTCAAACCACTCCACTAGATGAATTTGATAACAAGACCAATATCGGCAACCACGATATGTTAAAAGATAACAAGCAGGACTTCTATTGTCCTTATCCATATCATCATAATGGTAATGGTAATTTTCCATTACTTATTCAGCAATAGAACTTCTAGATAAATTAAATAAATGAATACTGTTGATGCACCTGTGATTGCAGCAATTGTAGCAATCACTTTCCTGCACCTACGTTTATTAGAAGTGCTTGATAACGACGTTGCTCTTTTTGCTTTTGCTCTTTGATAAGTTGGAGCACATTGAGTTTTTTAATCACTTATGTCCCTCCTTTACGAACTTAACACCACGATAGGTTTCGTTGTATTGTTGGGGTTGTTGCATCATTTGTTGTTGATACTCTAGACGCTTTTGAGTATCATACTCGATACCACGATATACGACTTTAGACATTAGGTTTTCTCCTTAGTTTTTTAAGTTAAAGAGCGTTCCTTCAGTCGGCTTTTGCGTTCGCTATTTGCAAATAGCGAATGAACGATCCGTTCCGAGTCGGCTTACTTCCGTCTGATTTTCAGATGAACGTAAGGTCATTATAGACCTGTTAATATAGTTATGCAAGTAACTTTGTAAAATGTTATACTATTTTTACTATTTCTTTATCTTTCAATATAACTTAAAGTGTGATTAGTTGCATAGAGTTGATGAATAATCATATCACATCCAATTTTAGGATTACAGTCGCCACATGTATAAACGTCTACAGCTGCTTTACCTTCTTCAGGCCAAGTATGAATACTAATGTGACTCTCAGACAACAAGCAAATTACAGTGACTCCCTGTGGTTCAAACTTCTTTGAGATAGTCTGAACTACAGTAGCCCCACTTGCAACTGCTGCGTTTTCTAAAAGGTCAATAAGACAACGCTCGTCGTCCAAAAGAACAAACGAGCATCCATACAAGTTAAGTAGATAATGCTTTCCCATTTTACAGTGGATTCTCCTCCGCTTCCTTAATCAATGAACTTACAATCTCTTCTGTTCCGTCCAGTGTTTTGATAGCGTACAGAGACGATCTTTGATATTTTTTTACTTTTTTATATTGCTTTAAAAGATTTTTTACTTCATCTTTATAAATTGATACTTTAATTTTTTCTTCGCTAAAACCTTCACTCATTTTCTTTTCTTTTTGTCTGGTTGTTTGTATCCCCACAATTTGGGATTTGTTCTTCCATATCCAAAATCAATTTTCTTGATTGACTCAGATCCATACTTATCATAATACATATCAAAAATTCTAACCCGAGTTCCTCTAACCAAATCAATATAAGTTTTTCCATCAACATCATACCATATTAGATAGGCATCATTCGGAAAAGATGGGTCTTTTACTTTATCAATAGTAGTATTTTGAAGAAGAATATCACAACCATATTCTTGAGGGAAAACTTGTTTTTCATTCTTTGACGATTCTGCCATAGATTCTCCCTGTGCTCTTTTTACAATATCACGAAGTTTACTCACGAACGTCCCCCCCATTGAATATCAGGATATGCTTCACTCACAACTTCTTTAGTAATCTTATATTTAGTCTGTAGATTTTTATCCTTAACTAAACAAAGTATTTCTGCCTCAAGTGGATGTAGACCTTGAAGAATATTAATAAACATTGTTTCTCTTCGGATAGAGCTCAGGGTATCATTTCCACCTTTCACAAAGTTATAAAACATATGATGTTCTTTTCTAATGGAAGAAAATCCCTGATCCATAGACCCCAAGGAATTTGAATCTAATTCTTCCATTTTAGATACTGCATCATCTATTTTACCACTCAAGGTTCCACTGTATGAAGTTTGCTCTCCAGCACTCGCATAAGGAACATCTCCTTCAGGTAGAAGAGAAACAATACTCTCATCATAATTCCAAATAAAAATAGTCTTTAAAGATGGATCTTCATATCTTTTAAGAACTTCAACCTTCTTTGCGTTTGTTCTTTGTTTAGATACCAAGTTTAAAACTTCAAATGCAAAAGGATTTGTGGGAAGTTCTTGCTTTATAGTATCAGTACTATTCGTTTTCTTCGTTTTCGTCGTAGTCATAATCGTAATCGTTTTCAAATCTTACAGAGACAATTTCATCAGGTATTACCTGCCCATTTTCATCAAAAAACTCTGGATGCAAATATGGAGGTCTTGTTTCCAGTAAATGCCGATAAGTTATCCATCCTATTATACCTCCTGTCATAAAAAATAGCAACGTGAACATTACAGTGAATGTAATTACATATGCTGTTTCCATTTGTTTTCTCCAGAGAGTTTATTTTTTTCTAATATCAAAGTGAAACTCCATAAAAAAATGAAACTCTCTCCTGAAGAGAGAAATCATTTTACCAAATTTCACTTGAAAAGTTTTTGGTTCTAATGATTTTCTCCTCCTATTCCTAAGTAATAACTCAACACCCCTGTTTATCTGGGGTTCTAAGTTATTTAGTCTTCTTTTTTCTTCCCGGTCGTTTATCATAACTATACTTCTGAGCATCATTTAGAATATTATACAAGTAATCTTTAATTTTTCTTGCATTAGGTTTTGATACATATCCATACGCTTCACGAAGTTGTTTATGCATTTCATCAGAACCACCTTCAAGATAATCATCCAAATCTTTAATAAGATTAGTAATTTCACTTATAATAGGAGTTTGAAGAAATTCTTCAATTTCATATTTTTTTGCTCCCCTTATTTTAAGATAATCATAAAACTTTAAAACAAATTGACCTTTAAATGCAAGATCGATTGCCTTTTCTACATCATAATACACTTCATGAAATGTGCTATTCATTAAACTAAATTTTGCTCCTTAAGATATTGAATAGTATCTGTACACCCACCAATACGTTTATCATCAACGACTACTTGAGGAAAAGTAGATCCTTCTCCAAACTCAGAATAAAATTCATTTCGTGTAAAATCAATATTTAATTTATATGTAACGTATGGAAGAGATGCCAATTCCAAAACTTGTTGTATTTTTGTACAATATGGACAACCTTCTTTAGAATAAACAGTGAATTTCATATTTTTTAATAAACTGAAAGTTATTTAGTATTAATTGGAACTCTTTTATCTTCATTAAGTCTTAATGGACCAGCATCTAATAAATGTTCTTTTCTTGTGGCACATTCATTCTCCTTTACATTTGACATTATTATACTGTTAGTTGGAAGTTGTTTTGGGATTTCTATGTCCACAACCGGTCCCATTAAAAATTTATTACGTGTATAGGTTCTATTTTGAGGGTCAAAAGAAACCATCCGTAGTGCATCTTCTTCTATACCACAATCGGCAAGTTTCTTACCAGTTCTAGTATTAATTACTGAGAAATACTCTTCATTATATTTTTTCATAAGTATCCAAAAATCTTATCTAAACTCATAGTTTTCCCCCTATCTTTCCACCAATTTAATATTTCATTTCTAGAATATTCTCTAAATTCAAATTCCCAATGAGTACTTTCAGAACCTCTTTTAAAGTCTTCAACAAATAGGGGGAAAGTATATGCTTTTGTTTCTGGACCAAAAATTGTACACATAATAGTCTCTACACTAGGTCCGCTAAAATCACCACTTCTAATATCTTTATCATATCCCCGATAATCATAGATAAAAGTTTTTCCATTATAGTAAGTATCAAGAAGATTTTTTACGTGCTTTCTTGATATTAAGTAAGCAGCAGATGACCAATCACACCAACATCTATTTCTAAAATGAACATCTGGTTGAAAGAAATTAAACATTGTACCAATATTTCTAAGTAAGCACAATTGAACAATATCCCAATTTTCAGGCAAACGTTCAAAAAATTCTTCCCAAGTAAAGTTCCAATATTCAATCGTTTCAAAGCTCAAATCATCTTCACAAACAAAAATATAAGGTTCATCTGTATTATTATACCATTCATATAATACTTTTAAGTGAGAGGTAAAACATCCAAAATGTCCCTGAGGATATCCTCGGTCATAATGAGGACTAAAA